TACGGCCTGGGCGGCATCCTGGTGGAGTACCCGGTCGTGAGGCGCGAGCCCGGCGCCCGGCCGATGACGCAGGCCGAAGAGGCGGCGCAGCAGCTGCGGCCCTACCTGGTGCAGATCAAGGCCGGCCAGATCCTGGGCTGGCGCACCGAGCGGCGCAACGGCGCCACGGTGCTGACGCAGCTGCGCCTGCTGGAGGTGGCGCACGAGCAGGACGGCGCCTGGGGCACGGCCAGCATCGAGCAGGTGCGTGTGCTGACCCCTGGCAAGTGGGAGATCTGGCGCAGGCCGGATGGCAAGGAATGGCAGGATGCGACGCTGCATGACAGCGGCGTCACGACGCTGACGGTGATCCCGTTCATCCCGTTCTACGGCGAGCGCGCCGGCTTCATGGAAGGCCGGCCGCCGCTGGTCGAGGTGGCGCACCTGAACGTGGCGCACTGGCAGTCGGCCAGCGACCAGCAGACGATCCTGCATGTGGCCCGGGTGCCCATCCTGTTCGCCAAGATGCTGGGCGATGGCGTCGCGCTGACCATCGGCGCGTCGAACGGCGTGAACGCCACGACGCCCGACGCCGACATGAAGTGGGTGGAGCACAGCGGCGCGGCCATCAATGCAGGCAAGGAAGACCTGGCCGCCATCGAAGAGCGCATGCGCCAGGCTGGCGCCGAGCTGCTGGTGATCAAGCCCGGCCAGGTCACTGCCACCCAGACGGGCGTGGAGAACGCGGTCGGCATGTGCGCCCTGCAGCGCATCACCCTGGATCTTCAGGACGCGCTGAACGCTGCGCTGGGCCTGGTGGCGCTCTATGCCCGCCTGGCGGCCGCGGGCACGGTCACGATCTTCAACGACTTCGGCGTCAGCAGCCTGGCTGAGGCATCGGCCGAGCTTTTGCTGAAGGCCACCGACTCGGGCTATGTCAGCGCCGAGACCTTCCGCGGCGAGATGCGCCGGCGCGGCGTGCTGGGCGCTGAGGTCGACGAGGACGAGGAAGTCGGCCGACTGTCTGAGCAAGGCCCCGCGCTGGGCCGCATCGGCGACCCGAACCTGAGCGGCGACGGTGGCGGCGGTCAATGAGCGGCTGCAGGATGCGGCCGTCTCGCACGCCGTAGACCTGCAGCAGTTCGGCAATGGACTGGTGGCGCGGATCATCGCCACCCTGAATCGAAACGACGCCGACCTGGTTGCGCGGCTGCAGGCTGCGCTGGACGGTCTGACCGCATCAAGTGCAACGGTCGAGCGGCTGGAGGGCTTGCTGACCAGCGTGCGAGTGCTGAACCTGCAGGCCTACCAGCAGATCGAGCGCGAACTCACCGCCGAGCTGCGGGCGCTGGCCGAGTACGAAGCCGGCCACCAGCTGGCCCTGTTCCAGTCGGTCATCCCTCCGCAGGTTGTCACCCGTGTGGGTTTGGCGGCGGTCAACGTCGACCAAGTGTTTGCCGCGGCGATGGCCCGGCCGTTCCAGGGCCGGCTGCTGCGGGAGTGGACGCAGGACATCGGCGAGGCCCGCATGGTGCGGGTGCGCGATGCGGTGCGCATGGGGTTCGTGCAGCAGGAAAGCATCGGCCAGATCGTGCAGCGAGTGCGCGGCACCAGGGCCAGGGCGTACAAGGATGGGCTGCTGGAGATCGACAGGCGCGGCGCCGAGGCTGTCGTGCGCACTGCGGTCGGCCACACGGCCAGCTTCACGCGGGATCGTTTCTTCGAAGGGAATGCGGACCTGGTGAAGTCGCAGGTCTGGACGGCCACGCTCGACAGCCGCACCAGCGAGGGCTGCCGGATCCGCGACGGCAAGCAGTACGAGCCGGTGAGCCCCTACAAGCCCATCGGCCACAAGCTGCCCTGGCTGGGCGGCCCTGGCCGGCTGCACTGGCAGTGCCGCAGCACGGCTGTGCCGGTGGTGAAGTCCTGGGCCGAGCTGGGGCTCGACATCGGCGAGGCGCCGGCCAGCACCCGGGCCAGCATGGACGGCCAGGTGCCGGAGGACACGACGTTCGCCAGCTGGATCAAGCGACAGCCGGCGGCGCGTCAGGATCAGGTGCTGGGCGCAACCCGTGGCGCGCTGATGCGCCGCGGCGGCCTGGATCTGGATCGGTTCTACAACGACAAGGGGCGCATGCTCTCCCTGGATGAACTGCGGGAGCGCGACGCGGCAGCATTCAAGCGGGCTGGGCTGTAGCATCGGCGCTGTGCCGCTGCATCTGATCCCCGGAACGCCAGCCCCTGACACGCCAGCAGAGCAGGTCAGGAAGCGCCTGCGCTCTTCGAAGCCGCCAGACATGCTGCAGTGCCGGCGCTGCACCGGCCGCGAGGTGCTGGTCAGCATCACCGGCGCCGTCGTCAAGGGCGGCAAGGTTTCCGGCGGCACGAAGGCCTGGCTGTGCGCAACCTGCCACCGCAAGGGCGAACGGGTGGTTCTGGCATGAACTGGATCAAGGTCGGTTGGATCGCAGTGGTGCCGGTGTCGCTGGTCTACGCCATCTGGTTCTGGCCCGACACGCCCGAAGGGCAGGAGCAAGCCAAGCGCCATCAGAATCGCGCCACTGCCGACAGGCTGTGCGAGCGGATGCACATCGCGGCCGACAACGGCCAGGAGCGATTGGCGGCCATCGATATGTGCGAGGCCATGAAGAAGGCCACCCCACTGGGCCCCAAGCCCTGAACATCTGAAGCCCGCCGGACTGGCAGCGACGGGCCCAGCGCCAGCCGGCGAGCATCCCCGGCTGTCGAGACTGCCAGACCGGCCAAACAGGGACCACCGCTGAAGCCTGCCGGATGCTTCGCGAAGGCGGCCCCGCCACAAAGTGCATATCCGCGCGAAGCTCGCGCAACCCTCAGAGCGTCATAGCTTGGGGCAAGCCCTGCCGGAATGGCGCCGGATCGAGTAACCGGCAACCACCCCCAGACGAGGGCCGACGCAGCGATGCGATCGGCCCTTTTTCATGCCTGCGCCGCGGATGCGGCAGGGCGCCACGCAGCCGGATGGCTGCACCACACGCTGGCGGATGCCCGCGAAACCACCACCCACCACCATGCCATTCAAGTACACGGCCGACGGCCAGATCGCCACCATCGACCACAACGGCGCCAAGCTGCCGGTGTTCATCCATGCCGACGGCAAAGAGGCACCCTTCGATGCCGATGGCACGCTCGGGACCATCAGCCGGCTGAACGGCGAGGCCAAGACGCACCGCGAGGCGAAGGAGGCGGCCGAGGCCGCTCTGAAGCCGTTCAAGGAGGCGGGCATCACCGACGTCGCCGCCGCAGTGAAGGCGCTGAACACCGTCAAGAACCTGAACGACAAGCAGCTGGTCGACGCCGGTGAGGTCGAGCGGGTCAAGAACGAGGCCATCAAGTCGGTGAAGGCGGAGTTCGAGCCCATCGTGAAGAAGGCCGGCGAGCTCGAGCAGCAGCTCTACGCCGAGAAGATCGGCGGCAGCTTTGCCCGGTCGAAGTTCATCTCCGACAAGGTGGCCATTCCCGCCGACATGGTGCAGGCCGCCTTCGGCCGCCACTTCGGCATCGAGGGCGGAAAGATCATCGCCAAGGACGCGAACGGCAACCAGCTGTTCAGCCGCACCCGGCACGGCGAGCCGGCCGACTTCGACGAGGCTCTCGAGCTGCTGGTCGACGCCTATCCGCACAAGACCTCGATCCTCAAGGGAAGCGGCGCCAGCGGTGGCGGCGCAGGCGGTGGTGGCGGCAACGGTGGCGGCAAGACCCAGATCACGCGCGCAGCTTGGCAGGCCCTGAGCCCCGGCGAGCAGCGCGCCAAGGCGACCGACCCCAAGGTCGAGATCGTCGACTGAGCAAGGCGGGAGACCGCCAAGCACCCGGCCCCGGATGGGGATCGGTTCAACCCGGCCGCATGTCGCGGCCATGTCCCCATCTACTTCAAAGGACCGCCATCATGGCAAACCTCCGCATCACTCTCCGCACTGCCACGCTGGCCGCCCTGGCCATCGTCGCAGCCCTCAACCCCGTCGGTGCCATCACCCGTGCCGCGGCCTACGTGCAGGACGCCCTGACCGGCGTTCTGACCGCCCCCGTCCCCAAGGGCGGCATCCTGGCCGCGAACACGCTGACCGGCATGATCAGCACCATCTACACCGCGCTTGACGTGGTGTCGCGTGAGCTGATCGGCTTCATCCCGTTCGTCAGCCGCGACGCAACGAGCGCCAGCGGTGCCGTGGGCCAGACGGTGCGCTCGCCGATCGCGCCGACGATCGCTCTGGAAGACGTCACGCCTGGCGCAACGCCGGCTGACTCGGGCGACCAGACCATCGGCTATGCCGATGTGACGATCACCAAGAGCAAGGCCGCGCCGATCCGCTGGACCGGCGAGGAGCAGCTGTCGGTGTCGCAGTTTGGCCAGTACAACGTGATCCTGGCCGCGCAGTTCCAGCAGGCCTTCCGCGCCATCGCCAACGCGGTCGAAGTCGACCTGGCAGTGGCTGCAAAGGTGGCCGCCTCTCGCGCCTACGGCACGGCCGGCACCACGCCGTTCGCCACCGCTGCCGATCTGTCGGACCTCTCCCAGATCAACAAGATCCTGGACGACAACGGCGCGCCGGCATCCTCGCGTGCGATGGTGCTGAACTCGTCGGCTCGCGCGGTCATGGAAGGCAAGCACAGCGAGCTGTTCCGCGTCAGCGAGGCGGGTGATGCTGGCGCCATGCTGCGCGAGCGCGCCATGCGCCGCCTGATGGGCTTCAGCATGGGCTACAGCGCTGGCCTGACGCTGCACACCAAGGGCACCGGCGCCAGCTACCTGGTGAACAACGGCAGCGGCATCGCCATCGGCGGCACCACGGTTGCGGCTGACACCGGCTCGGGCACCATCCTGGCGGGCGATGTGGTGACCTTCGCGGCTGACTCGGCCAACAAGTACGTGGTGGGCACCGCGCTGTCCGGCGGCAGCTTCGCGCTGAACAAGCCCGGCGCGCAGATCGTCCTGCCGGACAACAACGCCATCACCGTGGGCGCGAACTACACGCCGAACATCGGCTTCACCCAGAACGCCATCGTGCTGGCTGCCCGCGTGCCGGCGATGCCGGAAGGCGGCGACTCGGCCGACGACGTGATGCTGGTGACCGACCCGGTGTCCGGCCTGACCTTCCAGGTGGCCATGTACCGCCAGTACCGCCGCGTGAAGATCGAGGTGTCGCTGGCCTGGGGCGTTGGCACCCCGAAGCCGGAGCACATCGCTCTGCTGCTGGGCTGATCCGGCGATGGCCGGCATCAGCAAGGCCGAGCGCGAACGGCGCGCGGCAGAGGAGGCGGCTGCGGCCGCTTCCCAGGCCCAGGGCAGCGAGGGCACCGGCACCGACATGGAGCCGGCAGCCGATGGTGCTGCCATCACCGGCGACGGCTCGGGCAACCAGCTGCCGCCTGTCGACGGCGACGACCTGGCCGACCAGGCGCAGGACGCCGGCCCGACCCTGGTGCACATGACCCGCGACGCGAACGCCTACCCGGCGCCGCACACCGCGGAAGTGCACCCGGAAGAGGTCGCCAACTTCGCCGCCGGTGGCTGGCAGCTCGCCGAGGCCTGACCTCTCCCGGACTCAGCCGCCGTGCACCCGCCTCGTGCGGGTGCATCCGCTTGAGCCCTGACACCCAAGGACATCACCATGCCCCAAACCCTCTACGGCAACCAGGTCGGCAGCGAGACGCTGCGCGCCGGCAAGGCCGTGACCATGACGATCGTTGCCGGAAGTGGCGCGACAGTGGAGCGCATCCGCAACGGCAGCGCCGTCGCTGCTGACGCCATCAGCGCAACCACGGTGTTCGGCCCCTTCACCGAGGACATGGTCCTGCGTGTGTCGGTCAACAGCGGCGCCACCTTGACCATCGGCGACGAGGCCGATCAGATCGTGCAGCGGCCGACCGATGCGAAGGCCACGGCAATCGACTCCCTGGTGTCAGCGGATGGGATTTCCGACGCGCTGGTGGCGGCCTACGGCGCTGGGATGTTTGCGCTGCCGGCCGGCACGCGCCTGGGCACCATTGCTGGCGTGCCTACCGCATCCATCCTGCTGGACGCTGGCAGCGGGGGCACGGTTAGCAGCGCCCGCGTCACGTTCGCGCCGCCGACCGACACCATCGGCGCCCAACGCCTGCTGACGCCCACGGACGAGACGTACGCGCTGACGATGGACAGCGCGCTGGTGGTGAAGCTGGGCGACCTGAACGGCATTGCGCTGGCGATGCATGCCATCGGCGTCAGCACCGATGCAGTGCTGACCGGCGAGAGCTATGTGGCCGAATCCGACTACACGCTGGCGGAGTACATCACCGGGGATGCGCGCTTCGAGTGGCTTGACTCGACGCCCACGCGTGTGCGGTTGACGCTGCAACGCGGCTCATCGACCCGCTATGCCACGCTGTCGGTGGTTGCGGAGGTGTCGGCATGACCGCAAACGCCATCACTTATGCCTCGCTGACGCCAGCGCGTGGCGTGGCAGTGTCCGCGGACAACCCGGCCATCTGGTATCCGATGCACGAGGGCACCGGCACCACCATCGCCTGTGGGCTTGGCAACGGGCCGACCCTGACGGTCGGGGGCACCAGCCCTGCCGCAACGATCTGGGCGAATGCCGGCTGTCTGTCTCCCAACGGAACGGACCATGTGGCGACTGCGGCGCAACAGGCATATGCGGACACCGTGGCAAACCTTGCCAGCTTGACCTCGGGCGGGATGCTGCTGGTCGGCTTTGAAATCCAGTACCCCGGGGCAAACTCCGCCCTCAATTACTTGCTCGGCCACGGGCGTGATGCATCGACAGCCGGTTATGGCGGTTGGTGGATCGGTATCAATTCGGTGGATCAGCCAGCCATTGCAGTGCGCGGAGACGGTGCCGCATCGTCGGTCAGCGGAAATCTTGGTATCTCTATTGGGGACACACATGCCGCCCCTGTTCAGGTGCTGGTTTCAATGTGGATCGACGGCGCATATTTGATGGCAGACACACGGGCCAGCAACACTGCGACCGTAGGGAGGACGCAGTTTGATGTTTCTGCCATCACGCTTCCGTCAGCGGCTCTAGACGGGATTTCGATGTTTGCGAAACGGACCAGCGCTGTCGGCTATGGCGTGTGGACGGCCGCACGCATGAATAGCGTGTATTTGCAAAAACGCGCCGTGCTGGACTTGGCTCTACCAGCCCAGGCGCTAGCCGACATGGTGGCGGCGCCCCGTGAGTTTCCTCGCGTACTGAGGGGCTGACATGGCATTCAAT